ATATTCTATTTATTGGGCTAGATATATACTCCTCCCATGATTTATATTTTACTACATTTTTATCGGGTACATACCACTCAGGATAAGTCCTGAAACAAAAGTCTATTCTTTTAGGGTCGGCAAAATCTCCACTCATCCTAAATCCAGTGCCTACACTTTTATTTGGCTTATGTACACTACTAAAATTTACGCCACCAAAATAAGCCGAACAAGAGCCTATTTGCTGCTCTTGGTTTACTATAAATACTTGCTTTATGTTTCCCGAACTTTGAAAAGTATAAACTTTGTAACCTTTTTCTTTAGCGTTATTTACGACCTCTTCTAAATCTTGGTTATCGAACTTTCTATTTTCCATTATTTTACTAATTTAAAGTGTTTTGCATACTGAAAACCCAATACATGAGGGTCGTTTTGGTTGTCAACAAGATTGGTATTTTGGTTTATCACATAATTCCTAGTACCAGGAGCAAATTTATATTCAACTCCTTTTGTGAATGATTCTGACCCATCACCATGAATGAGAGTCTTTTTGCATAATGCTTTCATTTCTCAAATCCGTTTAATAGCTGAAAAAATGCTGCATACCCAACTATGTTATTGGTGCTTGGTTTTTTTGGGATAATATTGATTAGCCTCTGGTAAACATCGCCATCCTCGTCACCCTCGTAAACTGCGACACAATTTAAAGTTTTGAACTGCCCACTTCTTTGGGCCAATTGGATAAAACCTTTGTAGCCAATTTGGAATTGTGCCTTAGAAATATAGCTTCCATCCTTTTGTTTTTCATTGAATGGAATGATATAAGCAAATCCCAGATTAGGGTTAATTGGCAAATCCAAGACCGCAGCCGTTGCCGCAGCATTGTAAATTGAGACCGGATCGGCATTGCTTAACATGGCATTGTTGTTCGCAATTTGCAAAACAGATGTAATAAATTGATTTGCTCGGTTGCCCAATAGTTCTTTGAATTTATTAAAGTTAGGTTTAACCGGATGCAGGACCTTTCAAATAAGTATTTGCTCAAAGGAATTACGGTCGAAGATGACTCAATCACTTTACTCTCCATGCACATGAGAGAAATGCTCACCAAAAACGAGGCAAAACTTACAAATGATTATTTGTCCGGAACTCCAGACTTGATTAATGGAGATGTTGTAATTGACATCAAATCGAGGTGGGACATTTATAGCTATTTCAAGACAATTGACGAGCCAATGGATAAAATGAATTATTGGCAACTTGTCGGCTACATGGAACTGACCGGATGCAATAAAGCTAAAATTGTCAATACTTTGGTGAATACTCCATTTGAACAAATTCAAAATGAATTAAAAAGGGAGCAATATCAATGGGTAAATGGTATCCCGGCATGGCGAGAGATTGAAATTATAAAGAATTTGGTTTATGATTTCGAGACATTTGACAGATATGTTAATATGGTCACGACGGTCCAATCAGATGATGATAAAAAAATGTTTGATTCATTTGTTGAAGTAAATGGCCGGGTTAATATTGTTGAGATTCAGCGCAATGATAAAGATGTTGAGGACCTTTATAATAGAATTTTTGAGTCAAGAATTTACCTAAATTCTCTATGTAATAAATTCAGCAATTAATTTTTTTTTGCCTAAAAATCAACTACTTACATTTTTTTATTATAATTATTTTTGGTTGATGTATACACATATCAAAATGGGATATATCTTTGTCTCATAAAATTAATACTTAACACAATGAAACAAATGACCAAAAAATCAGCAGAAAAAAAATTAGAAGCTTTATCATTAAATAAGACTTCAATTGTTTACAAATTAATTAGAGAAGTAATTGAAGGTGCAAAATCAATCAGACCTTGTTACTCTAATGGTTCTGGCAAATGGACCAGAAATCAAGATTGTACAGTTTTGATTGACATAGCATTTAGAAAAATTGGCATTGAATACACAATGTCCAATGATTCTCCAAGAGGTGGTGCTACCGGCAAACTTATTACAATAGTTACAAAAATTAAATAATCAATAGCAATGATAAAAGATCATCAAAATTTTAAAGTGTTGTCTACCAAAAAATACCTAAATACGGCCAATGATTACATTGGAGTCGAAGTTGAGCATTTATTTTTCGGCAAAGGCATAATTGTAAAAGCCAAAGACAATTCAGACAATACCGGGTACATGCTTTTAATTCAATTTGGCGAGGAGTATTTGACTATTAATTTCACAAACATAATCTAATGGGATCCGGAGGAAAACGTGCAAATAGTGGCCGAAAAAAAGCCCTAATTCAAAAGGATGTTGTTTCCTTTCGTGTGCCAAAACCAATTAAGGCAGATTTTAAGAAATTGGCTTTAGATTTGATTAAAGGTTTGCAAAATAAAGACCTAAATATTTAAGGTTTTTTGTTTAACAAGATGCTTTGTTTTTTATATTTGCAAATTACTGCGATGTGGACGGACATCTATATTCACATTTTTGCCCAAATTGGGGGAAGGCCCGTCCGCCCGAACCCGATTTGGGCTTTTTTATTTACATGAATTCATACGAATTGACCAGACGATGGTTTGATTTTGCATTTGAGAATCCGGAGGCAAAAGTTCAGCATACGGCTTTGTTTTGTTGGATAATTGAACTAAACAACCGTCTTGGATGGAAAGAGCAATTTGGACTACCTACAATTTCGACAATGGAAGGTTTGTCAATTGGGAACAAAAAAACATATTTGGCCGCATTAAATGAACTTGAAAAGTGGGGATTTATTAAGATTATCAAGCTCAGTAAGAATCAATTTCAAGCCAATATTATTCAAATATGCCGTAGCAAAAAAGCCCCAGCATTGCAACCAGCATTGGATATGGCACTGCAACGGCACTGCAACGGCATTGATACCAGCATTGCAACCACCACCGCCCCCATAGATAAACAAGTAAACAATGAAACAAAGAAACAATTAAACAATATTGCCAATCGACAAATTGAATTTTTTGAGGAGTTGAAAAACCATACTGAAAAGTACGGCAAAGAAATGGTCCGCAAATTTTATGACTATTGGTCCGAAAAAACTACAGACGGCCAGAAGATGAGGAAAGAAATGGAAAAGACTTGGGAGACTGAAAAACGATTGGCAAAATGGAAATCAAACAACTTTAATAACAACAATAAAAACCAAAATGAGCAGCCGGAATTCAAAAAATTTAAAGGATATGAGGATTGAGGATATGAGGATTAATGGAAAATTGCCTCCTCAGAATGTCGAATTGGAGGAAATTGTATTGGGTGCATGTTTACTCGAAAAGCAGGGAATGGATATTGCAACCGAAATTTTGACAAAGGATTCATTTTACAATCAAAATCATGCAGTAATATTTGAGGCATCCAGAAATGTCTATTTAAGAAACGAACCTGTTGATATTATGACAGTAGTACAAGAATTAAGAACTCTTGGCAAGTTAAACGATGTCGGAGGACCTTATTTCGTTTCTCAATTGACTAACAGGGTAGCATCTTCGGCAAATACTGAATATCATTGTCGGATAATTCAGCAAAATTTCCTTAAAAGACAACTAATATCAGAGTCGACAGGGTTAATTGGCGAATGTTATGATGACTCAACCGATGTATTTGAGTTGTATGACATGTTTTTAAAGAAATTAATGAATCTAGAGAGCGGAATTAACCAAGACAAAGTGAAATCCTTGTCCGAAATTAGCCATGAACAGATAAAATTAATGGAAAAAATTAAGAATGGAGAGCAAAAATCAGGCATTAAAACTCCATTCGAAGAACTTGATAAAATAATTGGAGGTTGGTATAGTGGAGAATTTGACATTTTCGCTGCCAGACCGGGCATGGGAAAATCAATATTAGGAAAAGAAATTGCAATTGTAGCTGCAAAATTAGGGCATAGCGCATTGATTGTGAATCTGGAGATGAATGATTCGCAATCTTTCCATCGAATTGCTTCTGGCGAATCAGATATTGCCCTTTGGAGATTTAGAAATGCCGAATTAGAGCAATATCAATGGGAAAGGTTAATGAATACAAATCTAAATTTACCAATTTTTTTTCATAACGAAGGAAATATCAATATAATTCGAATGTTTAGAATGACAAGAAAACTGATCAAGGAGAAAAATATTAAGATATTAATAGTTGATTATCTGCAGTTAATGGAAGGAAGTGGAGACGAAGGGACCAGAGAGCAGGAAATTAGCAAAATAAGCAGAGGGCTAAAAATGATTTCAAAAGAATTCAATATCCCTGTAATTGCATTCAGCCAATTATCAAGAAAAGTTGAGGAAAGGCCGGGCAAAATACCAATGTTGTCAGATTTAAGGGAAAGTGGAAGTTTAGAGCAAGACGCAGACATTGTTGGTTTTATTCATAGACCAGAAAAGTATGGGTTGCCTTTAATAGTTGACGGACAAGAATATGACTCAACAGGCAAGGGAGTTGTTATTATCGCCAAAAATAGGCAGGGAAAAACAGGAGAAGTCATGTTTCAATTTGAGGAAAAAACTGCATCATTTAGAGATATGAATTATGAAAAACCAACTGCATTAACAAGTAATTTAAATTTTTAATAATTAAAACAATGATTAAAATTGGTGGTCAATTCTCCGGTGTTGGTGCTTTCGACCAAGCATTAAAAAGGCTTAATATTAAGTATGAAAATATATATCAAGCAGAGTGGGATAAATATGCGAGGCAAACCTATTTACATAATTACGAAGAACCTATTTATTATGTAAAAGATGTGAATGATACTCCAAGCCAAGAAATAACTGAAAAATATGGCTCATTGGATATTGCTATGTTTTCGCCACCTTGCCAAGCATTTAGTTTGGCTGGTAAAAGATTAGGCAAGGAAGATAAGCGAGGTATTTTATTCTTCAACTCCCACGAATTTATCCAAGTGAACAAGCCACGTTATTTTATTTTCGAGAATGTCAAAGGATTGCTATCCGATGACGGTGGAAAGACATTTAGCGAATGGATAAATATGTTAGGCGGCAAATCAGTTAATGGCAATGCAGTTTTATTTCCTTACGAGGATTCAGTACCTTATCACATTTACTGGCAAGTATTGAATGCTAAAGATTATGGAGTTCCACAAAATAGGGAGCGTGTTTTTATTATTGGCATTAGAGATGACGAGGATAATACTTTTCAATTTCCAAAAGAAGAGTATTTAACTAAAAGATTGAAAGATGTACTGGAAAATGATGTTGATGAAAAGTATTTTTTGAGTGAGAATATGTTAAACTATTTAGTAACAAATACTGAAAAACAACAAAAAAATGGTAATGGATTTAAATTTTCACCAACTGATGGCACAACAATAGGTAAAACAGTACTTTGCAAAGCTGGGGGCAGAATGGATGATGAATTTTTAAAAATAGGCACTTGGAGAACACACGAAGATGTAAGAGGATTTAGAGAAGTTGAAGATTACAAAATTAGACGACTTACACCAAGAGAATGTTTCAGACTTATGGATTTTCCCGATACGTTTACTTGGCCAGTAAGTGATTCACAGGCCTACAAACAAGCCGGAAACTCAATCGTAGTTAATGTATTATCTAAGATAATTAATAATTTAAAAATAAATAAACAATGACCTACTATCTTAATCAAAATCCTTTGACGCATGATATACCTTTTGAGTATAACGGAAAAACTTATTTATTCAGAAAGCAATTTGAACCATATAGATTGACCTTAATTGGAACCATTGACAGATATGTTTTTGTCGGGAAAAAAAAGGAGATGACATCAATTCAATGGTCCATGTTTAGATCAGAAGCTATGAGTAAACTTATTTCAAAGCCAACTCCTAAAGTGTTCGACAAATAATTAAATTTGTGCATGAATCAAATTGTTTTTTTTGGTAATTCCCAATTCAAGTTGGTCGAAAAAATGCAAGATTGGTTCACTTTGCAGGAACACATGAAAATGTGGATACTTAAATACAATGATTATTTTGATAATGGGAAATTCACCAGAATAGTTTATTTTAAAAAAATTTCTTAATCAGATTTAATTAACCGCAATAGTTATATTATGTTCACAATATTATTAGACAACAAAGAAAACGACAAAACATTGACGATTAAATTACCAATAGTTCCACGAAAAGGCGATTGGATAAAATTAGATTATGAAGATGAATTTACCGATGGAGAAACTTTAATGACAGTTGATCGGGTTATATTGGACCCAACAAGCGATATTATTAAAGTCCTTGTTGATACGTCTGATTAATTACCGCTAACGTTTTGCGGCTTGGCGTATGTGCCGCATTGTAGAAACTTAATTATTAACCACGAATGTTAATATCGGCATTCGCCAAACCGTTGTTAGCAGTCGTTTTATTAACAAATTTATGTCAGGAGGAAGATTTGATTATTTACAGTATCGCTACACGGAAATAGTTGATGCGATTGAACAGGAAATTAGGGATAATAATGCAGAACCAAGACCAAAAGATTGGTTTGAGCCTAATAATTTCCGTGAAAAAACTATTGAAGAATTTAAGAAAGGAATTGAGTATATCAAAAAAGCTCAAATCTATACACAAAGGATTGATTGGCTATTGTCTGGTGATGACGGTGAAGACACTTTTCACAAAAGACTTTCGGAGGACTTGGATAAAAATGGCTGCTAACGTTTTGCAGCTATACGCAGTTGTGTGTCGGCTTTGTGCGGTGGGAAAATTGCGTATAGGTGCTGTTACCTGCTGGTGCGGTTAATTAACGAGAAACTTGAATTGAAAACGAATAAAAACTTTTATTAAAATGTGCGATGGCAAAAATTGAAATTATAAATAAAGACTTTAGAGAATGTGAATTACCGAAAGGATTGGTAGTAACAGATCCACCATACAATCAAGGCTATGCTTACAATGAATACCGAGATAGAATGAGCGAGGAAGATTACATAGCCTTACTTTCAAAAATACCAACGCCTTGCGTAATTATACACTACCCAGAAGAAACAATTAACCTACTACCAAAAGCATTGAATGTAAAATGTGAACAGGTTGTATGTTGGGTTTATAATTCAAATACTGGAAAACAAAGTAGGTTAATTAGTTGGTGGGGATGCAAACCAGACTTTAGGAAAGTAAGGCAAGAGTATAAAAACCTAAAGGATAAAAGAATTATAGCGCGAATAGCGGAAGGCAAAACGGGCGCAAAACTTTATGATTGGTGGGAGATAAACCAAGTGAAGAATGTGAGTAAAGAAAAGACTGACCACCCTTGCCAAATACCCGAAGAATTGATAAGCCGAATTATACAGATAACTGCAAAGGAAGGTGAAACAATTATTGACCCGTTTGGAGGAAGCGGAACAACAAGTAAAGTTGCAAATGAATTAGGTTTTGATACAGTGAGTTATGAGATTGACGAAAAGTATTTTGAAATTATAAATAAGAGGGTGGGAAATTTTAATAAAAGTTTTTCTCACGGAACTCTATTTGAAACCGAAATGTAGCACTTGCAGGTAACGGCTGCGTATAGGCGGTCGTTTTAATGCCGCCTATACGTTGTTATAAGCTGGCTGCGGTAATTTACCGAAAAACTTAAATCGAAGCACTAAACAAAAGAATTAAAAAAAAGAGGGATGGAAATAAATAAAATATATAATGAGAATTGCCTTGAAACAATGGCTAAAATGCCTGATAATTTCACTGATTTAACGGTTACTTCACCGCCTTACGATAACTTACGGGAGTACAAGGGTTATTCATTTGCATTTGAAGAAATAGCCAAAGAGTTATTTAGAATTACTAAACAAGGCGGTGTAGTTGTTTGGGTTGTTGGAGATGCCACAATGAACGGAAGCGAAAGCGGAACATCATTTAAGCAAGCCTTATTTTTTAAAGAAATAGGTTTTAACCTCCACGACACAATGATTTATGCAAAACAAAATCCAATACCATTAACTCACAACCGATACGAACAGCAGTTTGAATATATGTTTGTGTTTAGCAAAGGAAAACCTAAAACATTCAATGGACTGAAAGAAAAATCAAAGTATGGTGGCGAAATGGCATCACGAACAAGGTCTTTTTATAAAACCAATACAGAAAACGAACCGACACTACAAAACAAAAGAGATGTTATCAGCGATGAGAAATTAAGAAATAACATTTGGTATTACATTGTAGGAAGCACACAAACGGGAAAGATAAAACACCCTGCAATGTTTCCTGAACAATTAGCATCAGACCACATAATAAGTTGGAGTAATGCTGGAGATTTGGTTTATGACTGCTTTTTAGGAAGCGGAACAACTGCCAAAATGAGTATCTTAAATAACAGGAACTTTATTGGGAGTGAATTATCAAAAGAGTATTATGAAATTGCTGTGAATCGTATTAAAGAGTGCGGTGGGCTTTTTTTTAATTCTTTTGAAACGGAATTGTCAAACGAAGCAGGAACGTAGCAGCTTGCTTATAACTACCGGCTAACCGAAACAAAACCAAAGCAAAATGCACACAATATCAATTAAATATAATTTGATTTGGAGATTTAAAACAGCGCATCACTATCAAATGACACGGTGTAAAAAGGTAGTGAACACAAAAACAAGCAGAGTGCTAAAATCTACATTAAACGGTGGAAGTATAGGTTGGTGGATTGGAGATAAATTTGTCGTAAAATCAAAGGTAAATGAATTTGTCGAACTAATACCAACACAGCGCCCACCTATTTTTGGACT